TTAGACATGTTACAGCCGCCTGTCAAGAAGGGCTGGAGGCGCGACTCCACAGGCGCCGACCTACCATTAACGCTGCAAACTATAGAACATTTGATGGCTCAGACAGGTCAGGATAAAGTCTTTCCTGCACCCAACTGCCTTGGGCTAGAAGTGCGCCACATACGCCGAGCTTATGCTGCACTGCTTGGACGTTTCTATGCGCCTGAATCCCAATTCAGCCAGGAGACGTACGCTTGCGTTTGTGAAGCGTTTAAAATGGGTTTTGGATGTTGCTACACTGGAGACTACGTCGAGGCTTCAGACTGTGCACTTTGCCTGACTTTTTGCGCAAGACCGCGCTCGTTAGGCTACCGATACATGATAGCTTTTTGGCACCATTTAATCCACGACCCTGAGGGTCGCTACGGTGAACAACTGAGCCCTGAGCATTTTATGCGCGGGCTCGGCTATATGCTCGAATGCCATATTAACGTGACAGTCGTCATGATCGCCACTGGCGCGAGCGAACGTTCGATGTGCGGCCCACCTGACGGATTAGAACGTTCCGTCACAATCGAAGTTGAGAATGACGGTTGTTGGCATTTCACTCGCGGAGTCACAGGTGTTGTGTTAACGATGCCGCGCGCACCTCCGGAACCTATCACCGTAGAACAACCTGCATTGGGCAACACAAAACTACCCGATGATTGGGCGGGTGCTTTGTCAGTAACGCTACATACAATGTTGCGCCGTTTGCCTCCAGGTTTCTCGGATGCAGCTGGAGGATACATGGGGCGTGTTTTTGAATTGATTGCTGATGCTTGTATGGGTGCCGCATTCCTGTCTGACTTCTATCAAGGAGTTGATCCAGGCCCTGCTAGCGATCGCCCAGCGCATCGTGGCAAAAGCGCTTGGGGTTTACAGCCGGGTTCATTGCCTGGTCATGCGCGTTCCAGCCTCTTCACGGACATTTTGGCCGATACTATTGAACTCACCGATGTTTATGGCGAAGAAGCTCTGATTGCCATGATCGACAGGTTGAACGAGTTTAAACCTGACGGGCAACCAGCGCTCGAAAGGCGAATACCACGTCGTGCTCTGAGGGTGCCTGCTTTGAGCATAGCAGGTGCCGCACGCGCCCAGCGCGCCATCGACCAGCTCGGTGCCGAGCAAGGTGCTAATCATTTGCAATACGCAACGCCCACGCAAATTGCAGCTTCGTTATCACGCTACGAAGGTGTTGTCGCGTCAGGCGCTGGCCCTGATTATGATGCGATTTGTCGCGCCATAACCGACCATCTGCCGGAAGCCTTCACTTTGACGAAGTTGCGTGATCCGAGGTATATCGCACGGACTGTTGTGATGAAATACAGTTGCGGCATACCTTTCGAAGCACAGCTAGCAACTAACGCAGCGGACGAAACCTTCAGACTGCGGAAACGGGCCCACCTCTTCGAAACAGGTTGGGTCAAAGCTGTAGTCAGCGTCGTGCGTCAACAACTCTTACGCGGCTGCGTGGATCATGACATTCACCACTCTTTTGTAAAGAATTACATTTCAACAGTGGAAAAGTTGGAGGGAAAAGAGGGTGCGATACGCACGATCGTTGCTCAAACTCTCGTTTCATACATCCGCAACATGGTTTTCAATTACAGCTTCAACAAGCGCTTTGCGAGACTCCATGATGTCGCGACGTGGGCGGCGGGAATGCCAATGTCAGGTGCTGGGTATAATCAGATGGCAGCTAGGCTCGTACCTCGTTCGCGTTGGATGGCTTTCGATTTCACGGGGTTTGATGCTAGCGTGACGCCTGAACTTGCGCATGCGATAGGCATGCTTAGGGGCGCAGCCTATGCCACACACCCAGATGGTGAGACGATACAAAAATGGATTCACGTGAATTATGACGCGCTCCAGAAAGGCACCATCTTTGATCTACTCTATGGTCAAATCATTATGAAAGAAAAGGGTTTAACCACAGGCAGCGCTAGCGTCACTTCCGACAACTGCCTCGGTGTCCTTGTCGCGATGATGGCGATTTGGTTGGGCGTGCATGTCGACAAAACGCCGGCTGACTTTTTCACGCAAACAACGTTAAAAGACATGTCCGACGACGGACTTTTCGGTGTCGACACCAGCTTGGACGACACAGAAGTCGCAGCCTATGTCGCGTCTGCCGCGAAACTAGGGTTGACCCTGCGTGTGGAGGGAGTAGCGAACAGCATCGCAGGCCTTAGTTTTTGTCGGAAGACTTTCCTGCCTGCAGGCTCGTTTGCTTCCGAATTCCGGGAGGCTGGCATTGAACCCCCCGTTTACACGATCGTGCATGATCGCGAGTCTATCGCAATGCGACAGACTGCCATTGCACAATCCAACGACCCCTGTTACATGTATGAGCGCACTGTGGGGCAGGTGTTATTATGCTCGCACAACCGCAAAGCTTACGAATTCCTTGCTGCGGAAGCGCGACGTTTGCGGCCGGCGCTCGAAAAGACTAATCGTGGTCGTTGGTTGTTGCGCAAACGCAAAATCCCGGGTTATTTTGACGTCATTCGCCTCAATTACATGGACCCACGCGTGAAGGCGCGTAGCGTGCTTCATGAGAGTCTGTGGGAGCGTTACGTTGCTTTCGACACGGGTTTCGCAGGCATGCTGCGTGCTTTTAGTGTTGGCCTGAGAGCAGCCGGTGCTAAATACATATCTGGTGAACGCGTGAATTTGGGGACGGCGCATGCTTGGAATCCGCCTTTCGGCGTGCTTGCGTGCGCAATCCGCGACGTGGCTCCTCAGGTGACCACTCGCGAAGCTTTCAGGGCGCGAGTTTCCTGCGGACCCGGTCTTGTCGCGATAGATGTTGACCGTTTCTGGGACGCGGTCGGTGACAAAATGGTGCCAGTACGCGGTGTCGATCCGACAGGCGTGATAGTGCTTTTCCAGGGGATAACGCTGCTCGCTATCGCAGCACATCGTCAGTTGCGAGTGCTACCAGGTTTACAATGGATCGCTGCGATCTACGAGTTGATCGTATTTGATGGTGCGCATGTGTTTGCAGCGCTCTCCGGCATGTACTACGCAAGCACAGCAGGAACAAACGGGTGGCTTGCGAATTTTGTCTTTCGCGATCCGTACTTCTTGCAGAAACGTATTGCCGCCTGGTTGGTTGAAGCCCTAGTGTTCGTGCCGGGCCTCACACCTTGTCTAGCTGTTATCGCGCATGGCGCACGTGCTGCTATCCATAATGCGTCACATTTTGGGCACTATGCGGGACTTGCAGACGACCACGCCACCACAAACCGTGGTTTGGCGTTGTCAGAAAGGTGGGTCGCATTATATAGCGATCAGATAGCGCAATTCTTGGGGACTCATGTCATAGCGCTGAAAGCCGCGACCGGGACAGGGAAAAGTCGTGATTTCCCGCGCGTGCTTGCGCAGCATTTCCGGCGCGTGATCATCGTGGAACCCAACCGATCGTTGTGTGAACAGATGAGCCAATACACGTGGGTGAAACGTTCTGTACAGATGCCAGCTTCGGGCATTTGTTGCATGACATCCGGGCACTTTGTGCAGCGGCTGCGGGGCGCAGCATTGCGTTTAGACCCATATGCAGGTGGCGATGTGATCATGCTTGATGAAGCGCATGATCCAAGCCCCCAGACTGCTGAAGCTGTCGAATTGCTATCGGGTTTTAAGAACTTGATCTTGGCAACGGCGACACCGGCTACGGATGCTCGTTTTGCGCCACTTGGGTCGATCATACAGGTCGACGCGGGGTTCCCGCGTCCGTACGTGACACGTACTGTGGCGGTTTGGGGTGAGAATCCCGTATCTGTCGCACGTGATGCACTGGCGCGTGGTGCTCGCCGTATTTTGGTCATACACCCATCAATCAAAGAGTGTGAACGCTTAAGATCACAGTTCGACGCATACGACATTGAAGTCTCAACTTTCAACTCGCGTAGCGCTTTACAATTGACTCGTGTGATAGTAGCATCACAAGTGGCTGACGCCGGTGTTAATATTGATTGCGACGTCGTCGTGGATTGCTGCCTGCGTATTGTAAAACACAGGGGGCGTATAATGATGATCCCAAGTGATGCTTCGACTGCCGAGCAACGCGCAGGGCGCACAGGCAGATTTTGTGATGGGACATGTTACCAACTGGGCCCCATCGTTGACGCCAACGTCGAGATGTACCCCACTTTCGACCAGTATACGCAAAACCCAGCTCTGTGGACCCGACTTTTCAAAATCGAATCCGATTTGACGCAGATTGCGCGACGCGACGGAAGTTTCCGTCTTTACGAGTTACGCACTCTCGACACCCTAGGGCTAAGTCGTGAAGAGGGTTACACGCTCGCACGGTTCGTCACGCGATTCGACATACCTGCAGACGCGCGAGCAGGAGTGATCGAGCTATCGCACGATGACGATTCACACGGTGACATCTTTGGAGGACAAGAAGCGTTCCGGGATAGGATAATCAATGATCCTACTTTGATCGATCGCTTCGTAGCTGCGACGCCTTTCGTTATAATGAGGGGTCCTGAAAGATGCTGGGTTCGTTGGTTGAGGCTCAAAGATGGCACGATCAGCCATGAGACCGAACGTAGCCCGTTCATAACTGGCGCACGATCACGGCGTTTGTTGGCGAACACGCAGGATAGTGTGGACGCTTCATTCCGGTTGCCCGCAGCTGCGGTATGGGGCGTGCTTAACGAAGAGGTTGGCGTACGACGAATCGTGCAGCTTTGGCTAGAAACCTTTGACACCAGCCTAGATACCGACGCCGTCAAGACGAAACTGCGGCACCTATCGAACGGCAAAGTGGGTGAAAGCATGTTAGCAAGAAATGCTGTTGAATCTAGTATCGCCGTACTTGCGGCCCTGCTCCACGTGTGTGTTTTTGTAAGTTTCGGGGAAACAGAGGTCGCTGTGAACCTAAACCCGACTGGCGTCCACAGCGGGCCTGTCGCGATGATATATATAACCCCCGGTTGCAACCGGCTGGCTTATTGGAATCGAGCGACACTCGCACGTGGTGTTGGTAGAGTCGAAGCACCCCAGCGCGGTTTCTCACGTTCGGCAGGCTTAGCGGGTACTGATAGGACTTGGAGCGCCGTGCCGATCGGGTGGACAGGTCTATTTGAAGGTGTTTTGCTGCAAGACGTCGCCTACTACGCACGCTTCGCGCATTATGTGAGCCCAACAACCAATTGCGGTGCAGCAGCCATAAGCATGGCATTTCCGGGTATGGTTGTACGAAAGGATGTAGTCGTGAACACGAGTGATTTGATCGAATGGGGTAGACGAAATTTCCGTGGTTTGGATGTTGCTGTAATGCAAGTCGTAGGTGAAAACGTGTTTTGGCATGGTGTCATGCCTGCTGAAGCACGCGGTCGACTGGTGGTGTTGCGCCTTGAAAACGAACATTACGAGCTGTGCGTGCTGCCCCTTTGTGATAGTCACAGTCCGCACGCAATTCATCCAATGCGTGCAAGCACAAAGAGGTGCATGCCGGCCGCACATTTCAGCCGACCCGTCGCACAAAACTATGACCCTGAAACGGATTCTTATCTAGTACTCGTTGAAGGGGGTGCGTTAGTTGCTGATAGGTGGATGACGCGCGCTTGCGCATTAGATACGCTGAAGACGGAATGGCCGAGTACTGCGGCGATCTCCCCCTTTGAATTGGGTGTGCTGGACGAAGAAAACGAAACGTTCATGGCAGAACTGGCTGCTTGGGGTTCGTACTGGCGCGTGGCCATACGTTTCCGACGTCCCGACGCTACTTGGAGTATTATATTACCTGATTTGAGCGTCCCAGGTTGCGTCGCTCCAATGCTAGGTTATGTTTTAAACGTGGAATTAACGTCTAGCTCAAAGAGAGTGCGCTTTTATCACGCTCCAAGGGATAATAGGGGACTTACACCCAACAACTTCGTGTTTTCATCGTTTGACATCGCACAAATCCAGATGGTCGCATCGAAAGCTGACATCGTGAGTTCGACAGGTCTCGCAGAAGTTTTTCCGCCTTCTGCGTATGTAGGGCCAACTGTTTCAACGTTGAACCGTGGAAAGTTTAAATGGCGTTTCGCGGTGTGTGTATGTGTTGTTGACGTTTGGTTGCCTGCCTCCGCGCAAGCGGCGGCGATTGAATATTTGGACACGAAAAACCCTGGGTGGAGGTTTTCACAACGTGTGCGGACTAATTTTCGCGGTTGGATCGGGGATAAAGACGCATGTTGTAATGCGCCAAAATCCACGCGTCTGAGAGTGATGGAAACGCTAGTTCGATTATTATACCGAGCACGTTGCGTTTGTTCTCGCACGAATGTCATACGCAGGGTGGCGTCACAACTTGACATTACGGAAGCACACGGGTGGATAGGAGGTTTTGTGGACGACCATGCAGAGGTGGCTGCTCGCGTGCAGGTGTTAGCGAACGAGACATGCATGACGTTTGGACCTCCTGCTCCTGTCAGCACCTATGCAAACGTGGATGAAATGGTCTCAGAGCTTTCACACGGTTTCCAAACTGATGCACAGAATAGTGGTGCAATGAGTTGTGCCGTTGCATTAGTGCACCGTTTAGGTATTGAAATGGACGCGCTTGACTTAACCTATCTGAGTCAAACGACACTTCGTGAATTCGCCGATTGGTTGTCATACAACAAGCGCACGCTTGTCGTCTTGAGCGACCAAGGTGATATACAAAGTTACACACAACATGGCGAGGGATTTAAAGTCGTGCCTGTAGTCGCGCGTGGGGACCACGTCTGTCCAGTAACGCGCGTGATACGCGATCCGGACGTTCCCTATACGCTGGATGAAATTGCACCATCAATTTATGATACATTAACGTTTGTCAGTCCGCAGGATGATGGTTGGGGTCCTGGAGTCACGCAGGCGATGAGTTGCGAATGGACTTTAAGTTTCGACTACCAACCATGCGAAGGCATATTATTGACACGTCGGCTAACGCGGACACCCGCACCCGTCATCGACCCTGAGGAGTTGAGCCTGGCCTTGGAAAGGGTTGCGGCTGGTAGATACACTCGCCCAATCATTTCGGTCAAGTGTGGAAGTATCAAGCTCAAATCACGGGGCGTGAGCCTGTTACAGACTTCGATGGACATACACAAGGTTGTGGTTGAAGACTGGGCAGGGTGGTACTTACCGTGTGCAACATTAGTACGTTCACACCCAGGTGTTAAAGTGTTTGTGGCAGGCCCGTGGCAATCAAACGCCGTGTTTCCACTGATCCGAATGAATGCAGACGGTAGCCTGACATACCGAGTCTGTACGACATGCGAGGACGTGTTAGAACGGATACGCTATACAATCGCGACGACTAACGTTGGTTTCACAATTGTTTCCGCTAATAGCGCTACAGTGATTCGAGCCCCTGTCGGACCTACAGAGCCGTTGTGCTGTAGGCTCGGGTGGTTTACCGTTGAAATTAGCGATAAGGGATGGCGTACCCTCACCCCTTTTATGAGCTCGCAGAGTGCGGAACATCGTGGGTGCCGAATAAGACTAACTTATCTTGAACGCAGTGGTTATAATGCGCATGCAGACGAAGGTGCAAATGGCACCGCACGAAAAACGACGGTTGAAAATGGAACTTATGATACCGGCCGCTGGGGGGATTATGTGCATGCGGCCGTCGCAGCTGCGCATCCGACACCGCTCGGCACGTTCGTGGGCTTCATCATAAGACAGGTGGGCAAACGTCGTTTCTGGGGCGTACCGCAAGAATCGCGCAGGCGAGCGAAAACACGTGAACGCGCTGGCAGAATTCACAAGAAGGATACACGACTGACCACCAGAGCCGCTAAAAAGCGCGAAAATGGTAGCGGTTCCGCCACACATTCGCGTAGTGATCCCGTGACTGCGGGTGAAAGCGTGGTGGATTTTCCGGACTTTGAGACGCCATGGTATGAATCGGAAGTGCCGCCACCACTTGAACAGGTGGAACTTCAAAACGACGATCACCCTGACGGCTACGACTTTGTGGCTTTACTACGCAAGCGTGCGTCTAAGAGCGAGGTGCTACGTAAGACGCGATGTGTCACGCCAGGCGCGACGTTAAAAGTCGAACGAGAAAATGATGCACGGAACCCTGATGATGTGCAAAGTCTCGCACCTTTGTCGGGGAATCTGAAATTGAACACTACGCCAAGTAGTATAAAATTGGTTTTCGAAATAGAGTCTGACATGACTCAAACTCAAAGGCAAGTAACTGAGATGGCAGTCTCTTTTGAAGGCCTTTGGGCTCTGGATTGATTAACAAGAACACAGAACACACACTTCACCGTTTTTCGTTTTAATTTGGAAATGGCCGTGTGTAGTGACTACCACGGCAACCCATACTTTTTGAA